CATGTCCCAGATGGTCTTCGGGTCAGTCTCGTTTGTTGGGTTTGCGTGGAACGTGGTCACTTCAACGTCAGTCAGCGCAACGCCAGCACGCTTGGTGTGGGGTTTGGTGACGCTCATGAAGCCGGGGCCGACATTGGCCGAGCCGTCGTCGGTGGTGACGATAAGGTGGCCTTTGCGAACAACAAAGAAGGACTCGTCCTTGTGCACTGCGCCGGTCAGGACTGTGCCAGCCGGGATGTGCATGGTGCGAGCGTAGAGGCCATTGCAGAAGTCGTGATCGACTGGCATCTCAACCTGGGGCAACTTGAGCAGTTCGGCCTCCAGGCGATAGATCGGCAGGTGCTCTGCTGGCACTTGCTTCTCAATTTCCTGAACCGCAGCATTGCTCATTGGACACTCCTGTGAAGGGTGAGCCACTGGCAGCTCGGACAGCTCAGTGCCGTTATTGTCCCACATTTGCATGGCCTGTCAATCCATCTCAAAGTCGCGCTCTTCCCAGGCTTGGCAGGAACGCAGATCATGGCAGATGAAATCGAACTTGCGGCAGAAGCCACGGAAACCAGCGTCGGTGTCCCAATCGTTGCGCGGGATGCGCTCCATTAGGGCCTGCTTGTAGGTGCTGTTGTCGTAATACTCGCAGTTTGAGCAGCGACGACGCCGGGCCTCTTTCTCGTCCACCTGCATGGCCTTGCCAAGTGCAACCCAATAGACCTTGTTGGCCGTTGGCTCGTTGCTTGGGTTCTCGGGGCCAAGCATCCAGTCGTCGATCACCACCTGGGTGTTCTTTTTGTTCTCGGCCGCCGTGATGAACGGCATGGATTCGGGCAGGCCTGTGAAGCCAGCCATCATGATCTTTGGCATTTCCATGGTGGTTTCCTTAAGTGATTTCGCGGCCAGAAGCGCGAATTGTCAGTGCAGATGCTGTGCCGGTGGTCGAGATGAATCCACCATTGGCCAGTACTTGGCCAACCAGCTCGGGGAAGGTGTAGGTCTCGTCCGGTGCAATGGCTCGGCTGTCCACGATCAGGTTAGATGCTCCTGCGCTGCCGCCGCTGCTCACCAGGTTGACGCTGATCACAGCATTGCTGGCGCTGGTGTTTGTGGCTGTGAATTTGTCGATGATGGCCGTGCAGTTGACTGCTGTGTATTGCGTGGTCTGTGCGGCCTCCATCTCCTTGGCCGCAATGAGTGGTTTTGCTGTGACTGTCATTGCTGTTTCTCCATTTGTGCAGCATATGCCGCGATTTTCTCAGTGGTATGAATGACAGCGCAAATATCTTGCACCATTTTGTCTTCGCCAGAAAAATCTTGTCCTGGCACGACGCAGTGCCTGTGGTAAGTCTTGGTCAGCTCGACGCCGTTTTCTGTGATGCTGGTGGTCGTGCGCACTTGAACGACGCCGCTGTCCAAAACTTCAACTTTGTCGATAAATTGTTTTTTCTCGATCATGATGTTCCTCAAGTAGACGTAATGTATGTGGCGCTCAAAAAAATTGTATTGGTTCCGGGGTTTGCGCCACACGCACCCAAATACAAAACCGTGCCACCTATGTTTGCTTCTCCACCGCGCTTGAAGTCAATGTCCTCTGTGCTCGTGAAACCTGTCCCCACTTCGGACGCGCTGAATGGCAAACCTGAAAATGCCACATACGACGCGACCACGACGTTGTTCGATGATGTGGTTGATGTGGCCTTGAACGTGATTGTCACGACCCGGCCAATCTTGGTGTACGTACCGGAATATGCAAGGCTTGTACCGCTGATTGACCCGGCTGTCACCGATGGCGTCCATGTGCCCTCTTCATAGTCGTCGAGGGTGTTGGCGTCAGATGATGCAGATTGAGAAGCCGGGAAAGTGACGCCAGCGCCAGAAGCAGACGCCGTGGCTCCACCGACACCGATTGTGCTGGCAAACGAAGGGCGCGTAGCGAACACCAGAGACCCGCTTCCAGTTTCGTCCGTCATTGCTGCCGCAAGGTTTGCAGACGATGGTGTTGCAGCCCACGTGCCAACAGCGGCAACTGAAAAGCTGATTGTCCCGCTGCCTGTGATCGGGCCACCTGTTAGGCCGGTGCCAGTCGAGACGCTCGTCACAGTGCCGTTTCCGGTGCCTGCGCCGATTGCCGTCCTGAATGTGGCCGCATCCAGCGTCGACACCGAATTGTCGGCATTGATGCGCATGTAAGTGACCGCGCTCGGATTGGCGAGCGTGAACAAGTTGGAGCCGACTGTCGTGGCCCCAAAGTTCGTGCGAGCGCCAGCCGCTGTCGAAGCGCCAGAGCCGCCACGAGCAACCGACAACTGCCCAGTCCAGCCGAGCGTGAGCGATGCTGCAGCCAGCAGCGCGTTGGCAGGGTTGCCGCCCAGCGTGAGCGTGACGTTGGTGTCGTCAACCTTGGTCAGTGCAGCAGGCGACACCCACTCGGGCGCAGTTGCGCCGCTGTTGACCCTGAAGACCTGCCCAGCAGTGCCGATTGCGCGGAATGTTGTTGTGCTCGGGGCGCTTTGGTAAGGGACAGACCCTGCTGCACCACCGGCCAAATTCGTTGCTGTGCCGACCGGCAAAGTGGACGCAGGGACATTCTCCCACCGTTGCTGCACGCTGTCGTATTGCAGCAGGTCGCCATTGGCCAAGCCGCTGATGTAAACGTCCTGCAGCCGCGCCAACGATTCAGCGATGGTCATGCGCACAAAGATCGAGCCAGAACCGCCAGAACCAGCATTGACAACCACGGCCACCGGAACGTCGATGCGCGGTGCGATCGGTTGCACCTTTGTCCATGTTCCTGGTGTTGTTGCTCCAAAGTACAACAGGTCGCCATCAGCCCAAACCTCGCCGTATGGTGTGCCTGTCGTGTCGAATCCGCGCACGAGGCCAAAGTTTGTCACGTAGCCGAAGGCATTGTCTGCAATGTCCTGTGTGGCCACGCCCATCATGTAATCGGCTGGCACAGAACCGTCTGCGATGGCCAGACCAAAGGTCAACTTGCCAGAAGCGCCGACCGTGCCAGTGAACATCACTGGCGTGCCGTTGGCGATTGTCGAGCCGCTTGTGTTCTTGGCGTAGAACATGAGCTCTTGGCCGACCTGCAACACACTGCCGCCATACAAGCCAACGTCCATCGTGCCATCGTCTTGATTCCACTGCACGCGACGCGCCTGGGTCACGTGTGGGCCATCTTCTGGCAGGTCGATGTAGTCCGTCACCACCGAGTTGTTGTTCTGAATTACTGGCGCAGTTGCCAGCATTTCCAGAGCGTTGGCAATGCGTCCGAGCGCGTCCAGTGCCTGCACGGCCTTCTGGTCTGCATTGCCTGCGTTTATGGCCACATCCTTGGCCAGGCTCACGATCTGAGCCAGTGCCTCATTTGCTGATGCTTGTCCATTTCCAGCCAGCACCTCAATGCCAGGCGTGTCTGGTGAAGGCGCGATCTGATCTGCCAAGGCAAACAGCTGCTCGAACTGCTTTACCTGCTCAAAGTTCTTGAGGAACGTGGCGAGCTGGTCGCGGGTGAGATTGAGCTTTTGGGTTGCCATCAGTATGCCAACGGCTCGATCTGAGCCTCAAGACGGATGAAGGACAGGTGCGCTTGGCTGTCGCCACGGAAACGCTGGATGCGCCAGTTGCGCATGTGACCCTGCTGGAACCAGGCCAAACGCTTTCTGCTGCCGGTTGTGCCTGCACGGATGCTGCGGTCTTGGCTCCAGGCTTTCCCATCCACGCTGTAGCTGGTCGAAATCATGGGGTCGATGCCGAGCGCCACGCTACCAGTCAGGCTGACCAGCTCCAGCTCGTTGAAGATCGCGCCATTGCTTTCGTTGTAGACGATCAGTGTGCCGAACTCCCAGCGAACGATCTGGCCCCAGTGGCTGCTGATGTTGTCCACCAGGTATCCGATGGCGTTGGACTGCGGGTCACCAATCAGCCACTTGTCGTAGGCCCAGACAAGATTCCTTGCACGATACTGACTGAAACCGACTTGGCTGGTGGTCAGCGTGAACCAAACTGGCTGGCTCAGCTCTCCAGTGGCAGCGGCATCAAACACCAGCGTGCGATCTGGAAGATGGACGTACAGGTGCTGGTGGGCCTTGTCGTTGCGTGCCTCCAGCTTGACGCGTGAAAGCTGCAGCTCTGTGTAGCTAAGCAGAATCTGGTCGATTTCCTGCGTGCTTATTTTTTGAGCAGTCGCGTTCGCGCCGAGGTAGATGCCTGGCGCTTCATTGCGGCCGGAGCCAAGGAAGGCGATGTTCTCCACGAAAACGCAGCAGCCGAATGTGCCGATGACGCCCTTTTGAACCTGTGCGCCATCGATGCGCTGAAACGGGAAGAACTCGCCTCCGACGTTGTCAAACACCTCGATGGTGTTGCGGTTCAAAGCATAGACCTCGTTGCGTAGTTTGAGCAGAGCCACCACAGGGTCTGGATCAACT